ATGAAAATCGACAAGTTGCAATTGTAGCGGATAAACTTGAAACAGCACGTGATGAATTAATGTCAGATGTTGTTGAATTTATTGATAATTGTCCCGATTGGCTTAGACCTAAAACTGGTAGACAAACCGAAAAATTTTTAAAAGACACACAAAAACTTAAATTATACGATAATGGTTCACGTTTAGGCGCATTTAGCAGTAAAGGTCTTCGAGGTATGACACCAACCCTATTATTTTGGGATGAAACTGCGTGGACTGAAAAGGGTGATAAATTTTGGACATCAGCATTACCAACACTACAAACTGGTGGTGCTGCCATTATGGTAAGCACGCCATCAGGACTTGATGCGGTTTTTTATAAAACATTTATGGGTGCTAGAAATAAAGAAAATAATTTTAAAGCAGTTGAATTATGGTGGTTTAATGACCCAAGATATAATAATGACTTAGTATGGTTAAAGGATAAAGGTAAGGAAACTGAAAAAAAACTCATTGATGAAAATTGGAATAATTCGAAAAGAATTATGCTAATGGATGATGGTTGGGAAGCTAGTTCGCCTTGGTTTGAACTACAGGTAAGAAATGCCAATGGTGATATGAAAAAAATTGCACAAGAGCTATTATGTGTATTTGGGGATGCAATGATTACTGTTAGAAATAAAAATACTAGATTAATTGAAACATTACGTATTGAAGATTTTTATAATAGATTATATGAACAAAAAAATTCTTGCACATATTTATATATGAATAAATATATGAAAAGAAAATTAGTTAATAAAATTATTTCAATTAATATTGAAAAATATAGAATCAAGGGTGGTTTATCCAAATTTAATAAAGATTATCCAGAATTAATAAATAGTATAAATGAACATACATTAGAAATGCAAACTTGTTCAATAAATAAAACATTATACGCCAAATTACTATACTTAAAAAAGTATAATGGGGTTATTGAAAAAATTACAGATGAGAATAATAAAATTATGGTATTTAATAGAGAAATTGGTGATTTTATTTCGAAAGCAATTAACTCTGCTAAAAAGTCATGGGAAAATAAATTTAACGAAATAATTAACATTACCGATTTTTATTCAAAAGAAGAAACAATATCACAACTAAAAAATATTTATTTTAATTATTTGGGTAAATCTGGAAACAAAAAATTAATGAATTATGATTTAAAACTATATGTAAGCGTTTATCATCACACATCATACATGGATTCTTTGAATAAAAATTTAAATAGATTATCACATAGACTTTATATATTAATTAATAATATCAATATATATTGTGATAAACATTCCATACTTAAATTTTGGAAAATTATAAATGGTAAATTCTCAATTGTTTGTGGAAAATGTGAACCAAAATATCCATCTATTGATTGGTTTAAAAAACATACAATGATAATTGGGAATTTTACTATGATAAACGAGTTCAAGATACTAAATTAAATAAAACTAATAGCTTAAAATGGTTTATACAAAAATATGGCGATGATGGTGAAAAAATGTATAAAGAATCTGTAAATAATCGTATAAATAGAATTGTTGAATTTAAAGGTAATAGATATTCAAAAATTTCTCAAGATTTATTTTAGAATGTTTATGAAAATCTTAATGATAAAGAAAATACACATTTTTATCAACTAAATACTGAATTTGTTATTCGAATACCAGAATCATTTAATTATGTTAATACTGTAATGATTGTAGATTTTAAATATGGAAATAAAATTATTGAATATAATGGACAATACTGGCATAATTCTGAAAAAGATAATATACGCTACGATATATTAAAAAGAATGTGTTATGATGTTTTAGTTATAACATCAGATGAATATAATAAAAACAAAAAACCTAAAGAAATAATTAATAAATGTTTAAACTTTCTTCAATGTTAATAAATCATGAATATGAAATATTGAATTCATCGGGGGAATTTGTAGATTTTTTAGGTGTTAATAAATCACCAAAAAATATTGGGTATAAAGTAACACTAGAAAATGATATGTCGATTGTTGTTAGTGAAGATCATATATTTTTAGCTAATGGTAAAAATATGTATGTGAAATCATTAGTACCTAACGTTTCATATATAAGTACTGATGTTGGTGATTTTTTCGTTACTTCTGTTGAATTAGTGGAAGGATCGGATTTTTTTGATATTGTTGACTCTGTTGATTGTGATTTTTTTGCAAATGGTATTTCTAATCATAATTGTAGTTTTCTTGGTTCTGGTGATAACTTTATTGCTGAAGAATATTTGAAACGTATACAAGAAAATGAAATAAAAACCCCAATTCGTCAAGAATACATAGATTTAAATATGTGGATTTGGGAAGATCCACAAGCAGGTGAAACATATTTAATGGGTGTTGATGCATCTCCCGGACATGGAGAAGATAATTCAACAATCAATATTACAAAAATAGTTAACATTATTGAAGAAAAAGTTATTACAAAAGGCGATAAAGTAAAAAAAATTAAGATTGAAAGACATAAATTAATTCAAGTTGCAGAATATTATGGAAAAGTAGTACCACAAATGCTTGCTGAAATTGTATATCAATTTGGTAGAAGATATAATAATGCGTATTGTGTTATTGATATAACTGGTGGTTATGGCGTTCAAACGGTTGAAAAATTATTAGAATTTGGATATGAAAATATACACTATGCCGAAGTAACGCATAAACCTAGTCGTGATAGACTACAAGGATATATCAAGCAAGGTCGAAAAACAATGTCAGATGGTAGAATTGTTACTGTGGATTTAATTCCCGGATTTTTTATTGGGAATAATCGTGCATCGGTTTTGCTTGAAATGCAACGTGCAATTCATTTAGAAGATGTTATCATTCACTCAATCAGACTATTGAATGAATTAAAAACCTTTATTACCGTTGCAGGTAATCGTGTTGCTGACCATAAAAGAAGTTTTCACGACGATAGTATAATGGGGTTAGCCGTTAGTTTATATGTGTTAAGCTTTGATATGGCAAAATTCAAGCAAAGTAATGGTATGATAGAAAAAATGTTAAATGCCATAATTACAAATAACGATATAACCAATATGTCAAAAAATAATAATGTTAATAATAGACAATTAATATCACCAAATAGTACGTCACAATTAAATCCATATATTGTAAATTCTTGGCTATTTGATGGTATTAAAGATAAATAATAAATCGTATTCACATAACTTTTCAAAAAACTTAAGTATTTATAATTAAATATAAAAAATTATAAAAATGGCTAACGAAAACAAAAATAAAGGAACAATATATCAACAATTAAATAAATTGTTAAATCTTGATGGATTTGGTTTTCAAAACATGCAATCAAATATATCTCAATCAACCCCCGCACAAGAAAAATCAAAAATAATTATAAAGGGAAATAGTCCTGAAGAAATTCATGAAAAAGGACTTGAATTAGAACAAAAAAGAGATTTACAAAATAAATTTTTTAGAACAACTGATAGAGGATTTCAAAAAGCATTACAATATGAAGCGGCAAGACTTCCAGCATATATTGACTATGAGGGTATGGAATATTATCCAATAATATCAAGTGCATTAGATTTATTTATGGAAGAAGCAACATCCATAGGAATTAATGGTAAAATGCTAAACATTTACTCAAATAAGGAAAGAATAAAATCGATATTAGAAGAATTTTTTTATGATATTGTAAATGTAAATGTAAATTTACCGTTCTGGGTAAGAAACACGGTTAAATATGGTGATAACTTTGTATTACTATATGGTGAACGTAAAAAGGGGATTACACATGTTAAACAATTGGTTAATTACGAAATTGAAAGATTTGAAAAAATACAAGACGGTAAGCCCATCGTTAAATTTAAAGAGAGAATGACTGGCGATGAATTTAATGTATTTGAAATTGCACATTTTAGATTATTAGGTGACGATAAATATTTGCCGTACGGATCTTCAATTTTAAATAAAATACGTAGGGTTTTCAGGCAATTGGTTATGGCAGAAGATGCCATGTTAACATATCGCATTATTAGAGCGGGTGAAAAAAAGGTATTTAAAATAGATGTTGGAAATATTGATGATGATGATGTTGAAGAATATATTTATAAAATTGCGACTAAGTTTAAAAAAACAGCACAAGTAAGTCCAAATAATGGGCAGATTGATTATCGTTTTAATATACTTGGCAATGATGAGGATTATTTTCTACCCGTGAGAAATGCTAATACACAAACAGGAATTGATACACTTCCCGGGGCATCAAATCTAGATCAAATACATGATATTGAATACTTACGTGATAATTTATTTATTGGCTTAGGCATACCAAAACCATTTTTAAGCTTTCAAGATGCATCTGGTGCTGGTAAAAATATGGCACAATATGATATACGTTTTGCAAAAAAAGTTAATCGTATTCAACAGGCAATGATTCAGGAACTAAATAAAATGGCTATAATTCATTTATATCTAATGGGATATAGTGGTGAAGATTTGAATGCTTTTACTCTTACATTAGCCAACCCAAGTACTCAACAAGAATTATTAAAAT